ACATACAAGGATATGCCTGACGCTATACCTTGGGAGAAAGAAGCTACTTGGGCGGGTAAAACTGAAGGCATGACTATGAATGCTTTGAGAGCTTGCGCAGTTGGCGAGATGTGGAAGGTCTATCCACCTACTCCCATGACAGAAGAATGGTTAATCCAAAAAGGTTTTATATCGGAATAACCAACCGACTTAAAGAAAATGGGAATGTTCAGCACGATTAGGTCCTCTTACGACCTTGGTCCAGGGTTCACAAAAGATCTCCAAACAAAAGATCTAGATGCCCTTTGTGATGAGTATTGGATTGATCCCGCTGGGTATCTTTATAGGATAGACTGGTCAGGTACTCAAGACTGGGAAAGAACCCCAGAAAATGAGAGAAGAAATGCTTTTGACCTATTCAAGACTGTTCCTAACGGAAACAAGGGAAGAGTTACTCCTTGCTTAGTGACTCAAACTATACAAGTCTATCCGGCTAAGTGGGATGCCCACTACGCTCCGTTCCCACGCCGCCTTATAATTTTCATCGACGGAAAAATCTCTGACTCTGAAGAAGTTGAAAATTGGAGAGAGCGCTATATTTCTTTAAAGCGTTGGATTAAGAATCATTATGAACCCTGACGAAATCACTTTAAGTACCCCATCAAAAGCTTTTGCGTTTGAAAAGAGCGCTAGAGACTTAGACAAAATAAAAGACCCCGAAGTGCTCAGAAACGCAGCTAAGACTTATATAAAGTTGTATCTAAAACAACAAGAAGTTTTGAGTAAGCTCTGATGAAGATAGACATCTCTATGGAAGATTTTACTATGATACTGAATGCCCTTCATTATTATAAGAAAGTTGAAAAACGCGGGAACTTTCAAATGTACACAGACGAGAGGATTAACAACTTGAGAGATCGTCTCTCAAAAGACCTTTGTGGAGATGTTCTTAAGGATGAACCAAGCAAACTTCTAGATTAAAGTATACAGTATAATTACAATCTGCTTAGAAAATATAAATGCTTTCTACTCAATACAGACTACGATTGGAATTTATTTGTAAACGTATTGCAAATAATGACGATGTAAAACTAGATGACATGATCTGGGCACAAAAACTCGCTAAGGCAAACACATCTGCTAATGAGATGTTAAAGATGGCAAGACGTCAAGCATCTCAGAATATTGAAGAAGGTAGCACGGACGATTTTCTGAATAGGATGGGCTTAGGAGACCCCGACCCATCCAATCATAAAAGGGGATTCACTGATGCTGACGACATCAAGAACTGGTTTCAGCAAGACAAACCCGATGACTGGAGGCAACGTGACTAGTTATATCTGCGTTCAGACCTGGGATCCAGAGTTTGAGTGTATAAGGTATCATTGGGTGCATAAGTCAGAACAAGACCCTAAACAATTTGTGAAAAACCTTAACCCTACTGAGAAAATTTTATGAGTAGTAAGATGATGTTCTTAGTTGATGCGGGGTATGGAAGATGTATTACCCATGACGGATACATTCAACTTGGCAGCTTTGGTCATACTGTAGAGAAGCATCTTGAGCTATGTCCAGAACAGGAATGGCAAGTTACCTATTGGATGCCTGATCCGTTTCGTATCAGATATCCACGACCAAACTATCAGCATACGATGAAGGCGAACGAAGGTTCACCTAAAACTGATAATGCTGGTGATAGTCGTCCTAGGGACTTTCCTGACCAAGCAACTGAAAGACTTGAGAGAACATTATGAATGAATTTAAGATCACTCCTCAGACTTATATTGATATGAACAAGGAGTTCATTGAAGATGATATCCCTTTCAGAATCGCTATCCCTACGCAGGAAGAGATTGATAAACATCGAAGTGCTACTCCTATTCCTCAACCAGTGAGACATACTGTTGATATGGTTGCTGATATGTGGGCAGAGCATAATAGAATAGAGGAAGAACGTAAACTACAACTTGAACTTGATTTATGAAGGACTTTAATGCACCAGGATCCAATAAAAGTTGGATGGATGAAGGGTTTAAGAAATTTAATTCTGAATGGCAATTAAAAAATGTAGCAAAATTATTAGACGGAGAAGTAAAACATTATATTTGTACCAGTAAGAACGAAACTTATAGGAAAATTGTGATAGAATACGATCATCAGCAGAATAAAAAACCATGATTAACAAGGATAAGTGGAATCGAGGCTTAGACTTATTCATAGAAAGCGTTCATAAGCCCGACCCTAAATTACGAGGGTGCGCTCACAACCAAGAGTGTTATCACGAGTTAATGTGGGTACGAGAAACCGTACTAGAGTACCTAAAGACTATCAGACATGAATGAAACTGCTGTAATTTATTCCAATGAAAGCCAAGAATGCAATCGCATGGCGTCTCTACTTAGAAACTTAGGAGGTGAGTTCCTTGAGTACAGACTCGGAACACACTTTACTAAAGACGCTTTCTATGGCGAATTTGGAGAGGAGGCAACCTTCCCTCAAATAACCATAGGCTACAAGCATATAGGTAGTATGAACGAGACATTGAAGTGGATGAAGCATAGGGGCTTGTTTGTATGAAACCAAACCCATTGCTAAGAGACATCTTCCTTTCTTTAATATTTGGCTCGTTTTTTATCACAACCTTCGCACTAATTAGATACGACCTAATTTACCCACTAACCTCGCCCTACAACCCCAATCAGGTAGAAATAGAATGAATTCATTTGAAAGCAAGCAAGACATCCTTGATTCCTACGCAAAGCAACGCAGAGATAGGATGGGAGATGCCATTGGAGACTATCTCACAGACGAGGCTGTAGATGCTCGTCAGGCCTATGAAGAGATACTTCAAGAGGTTCAGTTTTGGATCGACTACCACAAGAAGTTCCTTGTTAAAGCACAAAACCTTTACGCACTGATGAACGGCGAGAGGCCTATCATCTCCAGTAATAAATAGATCTGTGGACCCAGTCAATATCTTACTCTTGATTTCTGATTTAGAAGGATCTTATCAGAATTCTAAAAAGAATGGCTTTATGGAAGACGCTGCTATTCTTAGAGAGATGTGCGACAAGTATTACAAAGTATACTTCAAACTAAAGAAAGAACAAAAACACAATGTATAACTTCTCTAATTTCATTGTTTTAAAACAAGACTCTTTAAGCCCAGAATTCTGCGAGCATGTCATCGATAAATTTGAAAAAGATGACAGTGTCGTAGATACAACAGCTCACATTAACACAGGCTTAAAGAGATCTACTGACCTATTAGTTTCTGATCTAGAAGAGTGGGAAGAAGAAGATCAGACATTTTTTGATGCTTTAGGTACCGGAATCGAGAACTACTCGAAGCAGGAGTTTTTAAAAGAGTTATCCTTTGACGAAGGGCAGTCGGGAGAAATAGGCCTATTATATGCACCTATGCAAGATACTGGGTATAACATACAAAGAACAAAACCAGGAGAGTATTATAAATGGCACCATGATTGGACCCACAATAAAAACTCGGGCTCTAGAGTGCTAACATATATCTGGTACTTAAATGATATAACAAAAGGAGGAGGGTACACAGACTTTCTTGATGGCACAAGAATAACCCCTACACAAGGCACTTTACTCATGTTCCCTGCAACTTGGAACTATTACCATAGAGGCTTTCCTCCAGAAGAAGAAACAAAATATATCTCTACAGGGTGGTTGTATCATAGCTGGGACAATGTGCTTGAGCCAGAAACAGAAAAACTCGATTAAAGTTTCTTGCAACTAGCTCTTGTTATGCAAACATTAATTAATTTGATGGCGTTATCGTCATTTGTAGTATCCGCTAGTCTTGTTGGTGGCGGGGCTTATCTTTACCAGAACAAAGACGAGATTATAAAAGGCGTAGTGGATAACGCTAAGGAGAAAATCACAGAAGAGATTACTAAAGCTATCCCAGGTATCATTGACTCAGTGGTAGAAATCCCTGAAGTACCTAAGATGCCAACGTCTACTGGCCCAGCTCTTCCCTTTTAGTTGACAGCCCAGGCCTTTTCTGGTATAATTGTCTAGTAATGCGCAAGTGGCGGAATTGGTAGACGCCCAGGTTTTAGGTACCTGTGCCCTAGCGGCGTGAAGGTTCAAGTCCTTTCTTGCGCATTTGTTTGTTATGAGAATTAAAATGATTAGTCAGTTTGTAGTTTTAGCTTCCATTGCAGGAGCTGCTGCACTTCCTTTCATAGCTCCGCCACCACCTCCCTTT